CGGATGTAAATGTAAAATATCTCCACGCAGTTCATTTTCAAGCATGGAAACAAGGTTTGAAGACTCTTTACTATTGCCGTTCAGAAAAACTTGCCAAAGCAGATAAAGTCGCACGTAAGATTGAACGAGAAGTAATTAAAGAAATTGATTTGAAACAGTTGGCAGCAGATGATGGTGTTTGCCTTGCTTGTGAAGGTTAAACATGGCCCATTTAGTTGCAAATATACCGCCATTGCATTGTTATATTAGAAAAGAATTTCTCTATGATTTTGAGAAAGGACATGAAGAATATGAACCATGTATTTGGGTTTCAATTAAAAGCATTCGTGGTCAGGCATTTAGAATAGAAGCTTATTTGCCAAACTATGGCGCACTATATGATAAACTGCCACTACACGCATTCGTCTCTCGTAAAGATGATTTGGATCCAAAGAACTTTCTAACACTAGATACTCTGCAAATTTGGGATTGCTTCAGTTATGATTTTACTGTTATACAAAAATCATTTCTGAGAAATCTCACTTGCAAGTTCTACGCAAAGGATAAAAAGTTCTATGAGGGTTCATATCTCTTTACTGTAGATCACTCTGCGCCAGATTTGAATCTCATCGATACAAGTTATGCGGAGTGGCCAGAAGATCACAAGAGTTTTAATTTTATTCAACTGGACAATGGTCAATTTGCAGCACAACCAAATAATCGTTGCGTTTTCTTAGATGCTGCAAGCAATCCAAAAGAATTGAAGTTTCCCGATTTTAGAGTTTGCACTAAAAAATATGTTGTCGAACAAAAGCCCAAATGGTCTTTGGGTGACACAAACACGGTAATGTACGAAAAACTATGAGCGAAAAAGTTTGCGTCATTGGTGCTGGTATCGTAGGTATATCAACTGCATATGCATTAGCAATCGCTGGATATGATGTTACTGTCTTTGAAGCCGAGTCATATCCAGCGATGAAAACTAGCTTTGCGAATGGTGGACAAATATCTGTCAGCAACAGCGAAGTCTGGAACTCTTGGTCTAATGTATACAAGGGCATGAAATGGCTTTTGAAGAAAGATGCGCCTTTACTGATTAGACCATCTTTAGATTGGGACAAAGCACTTTGGCTCGCAAAGTTTTTATATCATACTGCAAACAACGATAAAGCAAAGAATACTGCACAGACAATTCAAATGGGTATTCGTGCAAGACAAATCTATGAAAGTATCGTTAAAAAAGAAAAGATAAGTTTCGACAAGAACGATTGTGGCATTCTACATTTCTATAAAAATGAAGAATATTTCAAGAACGCCATGTCCATGCAAGAGATATACGAATCGAATGGGTGTGAATGGCAAATTCTAGACGCAGAAAAAGTTTCTGAAATAGAACCTAAATTAAAGGCAGATGATATCATTGGCGGTGTGTGGACTCCATCTGACTGGACTGGTGATATTCACAAATACTGCTATGAGATGTATCGAGTTCTAGCCAATCGCTATAACGTCAAATTTATTTTCGATTACAAAGTCGATGATGTTGTTGAATTGAAGAGCAATTATTCGAAGATTGTAATTTGCAATGGTGTTGATGCCACAAGAATTACTAAAAAACTTGGTGATAAACAATTAGTATATCCAGTAAAAGGATATTCCATAACGATTGATTGTGAGTCTAAATATCTACCCAATGTGAGTTTATTGGACGATCAAGCGAAAATTGTAACTGCATCATTCAAAGACAGGCTAAGGATTGCTGGTACAGCGGAAATTACAGGTCACAATTACGATATTCGCAGAGATCGAATTGAGCCGTTATTGAATTGGGTAAAAACAAATTTTCCAGAAATAGATAGACGAAAATATACACAATGGGCTTGTTTGAGACCTATGACTTCAAATATGATGCCCATCACTTGCAAATCTAAGATGGATGGTGTATACTATCATTTTGGACATGGACATTTGGGCTGGACATTAGCACCAGCAACTTCTGAAAAACTTATTAAATTAATTGCGGAGAAATAAGAATGAAAAGAGTTCTCAGATTTACAGCAACTTGGTGTCAACCATGCAAAACGTTAGCAAAAATGTTAGACACTATAGAAACTGATATTCCGATTGAAGTTTATGATATTGATGAAAATACTGAGTATGCGTCTGAGTATGGTATTCGTGGTGTTCCAACTATGATTATGATGGATGGAAACGTCGAAATGAAAAGAATGACAGGATATAAATCACAAAAAGAATTAGAGGACTGGTTAAATGAGTAAAACAAAACGAGACATTACAGAAGACAGAAGTGCATTTAAGCCTTTCTTCTATCCTTGGGCATACGATGCTTGGCTGAAACACGAACAGGCGCATTGGCTTCATACTGAAGTTCCTATGCTTGAAGACGTAAAAGATTGGAAGAACAAATTAACAGAGCCACAAAAGAATTTTCTAACGCATATCTTTAGATTTTTTACTCAAGGCGACGTTGACGTTGCCGGCGGTTACGTGAAGAATTATCTGCCATATTTTCCACAACCAGAAGTTCGAATGATGCTACTTGGTTTTGCTGCACGTGAAGCATTGCACGTTGCTGCATATTCGCACTTGATCGAAACACTTGGTCTTCCAGACACTACGTATAATCAGTTTCTTGAATATGAGCAGATGCGAGCAAAGCATGATTATGTGCTAGAACTTTCAAATCAAAATTCGACTAAAGAAAATACCGCAAAGCACATTGCAGTATTCTCAGCGTTTACTGAAGGTATGCAGTTATTCTCATCGTTCATAATGCTTTTGAATTTCCCAAGAAATGGTTTGATGAAGGGCATGGGTCAGATCGTCACATGGTCAATCGTAGATGAAACGATGCATACAGAGTCAATGATCAAGTTGTTTAAGACATACATACAAGAGAACAACGAGATTTGGAATGATGATTTGAAATCGCAAATCTATACGATTGCAGAAAGAATGGTTGAACTTGAAGATAAGTTCATCGACTTGGCATTTGAGATGGGTGAGATGCCAAATCTATCTTCTGATGATGTAAAAGAATATATTCGTTACATTGCAGATCGAAGATTGATTGCTATGGGTATGAAGGGCATTTATAAACGCAAAAAGAACCCACTTCCCTGGGTCGAAGAAATGATCAATGCACCAATTCATGGTAATTTCTTTGAGAATCGCGTGACAGACTATGCAAAGGGTGCATTATCTGGATCTTGGGAAGATGTTTGGGCTTAAAAAGGAGAGCAATATGTTAGAATTTATCGTAGGTTTAATCGTAGGTGCACTTGTTGGCTGGCACGTTCCACAACCAGAGTGGGTAAAAAATCTTTTAAATAAATTGAAAGGATAACACATGGCTACATTGCATCATATTTGCGATTCATGTGGATCTGAATTTACTATTAAATATGATGAGCAACAATGCGAAGATGATCCTCATTTCTGTTCGTTTTGTGGAGAAATGTTAGTTGATATTGAAGATATCAGCAACGATGATGAATGACTTGGATCTATAACGACAAAGTTTTTACCGAAAGTGATATTGTTGACAATTACGGATTCGTCTATCTGATCGTCAACAATATCACTGGTAGAAAATATATCGGCAAAAAGTTTTTTACAAAAGCCGGTTCAAAACAAGTTAAAGGCAAAAGAAAGAAGATTCGTAAAGAGAGTGATTGGTTAACTTATTATGGGTCTAACAAATATCTTCTTGAAGATGTTGAAAAACTTGGCGCAGAAAACTTCACCAGAAAAATTCTTCGTCTATGTAAAACGAGGAGCGAATGTGCTTATTGGGAAACCCATGAGATATTCGTCTCTTGTGCTTTGTTGAGCAGTAATTATTATAATGATTGGGTAATGGTGAGAGTTAGAAAAGATCATTTAAAGAATCTATTTTTAAAGGAGGATAAGGAAACATCCGCTTGATTTCATTTTCAATTCTTTGTTCTAATTATCTAAGGAAAATCAATGGCAAGAAAAAATTCAGCAAATAGTCAAAACACCATTGAAACTATTCAACCAAAGTCTGGCAACCATCATCTAAAGCTTAGACTTGACGATATGAAAACCTTTGATCCTCTTACTGAGAATCAGAGAAAATTTTTTGAAGCATACAACAGAGGGGATTATTTTATAGGTCTTTTTGGAAGTCCTGGTGTTGGAAAAACTTTTTTAGCAGTTCTGAAGGGACTTGAAGAAGTTTTGGATAAAAGCAATTCTTTCGATAAAATTGTTGTTGTTAGAAGTGCTGTTCAAGTCCGCGATCAGGGTTTTGTCCCTGGGAATTTAGAAGAAAAAATGGAAATTTATGAACAACCTTATGTTGAAATCTGCAACACATTATTTGGAAGATCAGATGCTTGGCAAAGATTAAAAGAACAGAATCATGCGAGATTTATATCCACTACAGCCATTCGTGGAATTTCTATAGATGATGCAATTATTATTGTCGATGAGTGCCAATCAATGACATGGCATGAATTATCGTCGGTAATAACCCGTACTGGTCATCGTTCAAAAATTATCTTTGTTGGCGATTTAAAACAAAATGATCTCGTCAAATCTAGAAATGATGTTTCTGGTTTGCAAGATTTTTTAAGAGTTGCAGAAACGATGAATGAATTTACTAGAATAAACTTTACGTCAGAAGATATTGTTCGCAGTAGTTTGGTAAAATCATTTATTGTTGCCTGTGAAAAATTGGGAGTGTAATCTCCTCTAAAGTATAGTTTTGCTAAATAGTGTAATACGGAGGATTTATGTATTACACTATTTACGAAACGACAAATAAAATAAATGGCAAGAAATATATTGGAAAACATATAACATCCAATCCTTATGATAATTATTTGGGTTCTGGTCTTTATTTGATAAATGCGATAGAAAAATATGGAAGCGAAAATTTTGAGAAGAAAGTTCTTTTCATATTCGACAATAAAGAAGATATGGAAAACAAAGAGCGAGAACTCGTTAATGAACAAACAATATCTGACAAAAATTACTACAACATTTCTCTAGGCGGACAGGGTGGTGTTACTGTTATGTTTGATGGACATCCACTTTACGAGAAAACTAAAAATAAATTAAAAACTACCCAACAAAATCGATCCAAAGAAATGAGTGATATCGTCAAAAAACTTCATGAAGAGAAACGAGTTGGAATGTATGGTAAAAAACAATCAGAAAATCAAAAGAAGATTGTTAGCGAAAAATTGAGGGGTAAGAAGAAAGATCCCGAATCGATTAGAAAACAAAAAGAATCACTATTAAAGACCCTACATTCTTCAGAATATGTTCATCCGAATAAAGGAAGAACATATGATTCCGAAAGATTGAAGCGAATGAGTGAAATTACAAAAAATATTCCGAAAAAGATATGTCCTCATTGCAATGTCGTTATGGACGCGGCAAATTATGCAAGATATCACGGAGATAAATGCAAAAATAAGTAACCTTGACGCATTGCAGCATAAAATTTGCTAAATAGATTAGTAGAAACACTTACTCGTTTTTACTAATCAAACCGTCAAAAGCGGTAAAAGGAGGCAAAAATGCTCAAGAAGTTGATCAACATTTTCAGTGGTTCTGGCTATCAGCAAGAATTGGATCGTTATATTGCGCGACACAATCCTAAATCCGAAGCAGAAATCAACAAACTAATCCATAAGTTCAATCGTAGAGGCTTCGTATGAAGATTGTACGATTTCTAGTGGATGCAATCGTAGAAACGCAAAAAATTAGAGCCGAACAACATCTGCGCTTTCGTAATAGAGGCATTTCGTTCAGTTCTTGGAATTAATTTAAATATCGTCTAAAGGAGATAAAAATGTTTTTTAAACAAGCACCTCAGTTCGAATATCTGTTCAATCAGTCAGTTGCAAACATCAATACAACCCTTGATTTGAACAAGAATCTTCTCTCAGAATCATTGAGTTATTTTGACAAGATTACCGATAAAAAGTTTGTCGCAGCATCTTCTCAAA